GCGGCGCGGACCTGGGCGGCGCGAACCTGCGCGGCGCGGACCTGGGCGGCGCGAACCTGGGCGGCGCGAACCTGGCCGGCGCTAAGTGGCGCGATGGAGTCGTCATTAACGGGGTGCCGATCCAACTGTTCGGCCTGCGCTGGCGCGTGATGATCTTGGATGAACACATGCAGATCGGATGCGAGCTGCACAAGCTGTCTGACTGGGAGATTTACGACGATGCCCGCATTGCAGCCATGGATGGGCGCAATGCGCTGCGGTTCTGGCGCGCTCACAAGGACGCGCTGCTGGGGCTAGCCAAGAGTGCGGGGCGCGGTGTTGTCCAAGAGGCGCAGCCGGAGGCCGACGAAGCCAAAACACACCAGCCCGCCTAGCGGGCTTTTTTACGCCTGCAGGAGCCAACATGCAAAACGTCCACCCCACGATGCGCGCTTTCTTGGCGCCCTTTGCGCCACCCAGCTACTACACGCTGCACCCCGATATTGACGCAGCCCGATGGGGAGCAGACCAAGACGCGAAAGAACGGCGCGCAGAAGCCGAGCGCGCGGAACGCCTGGAAGACCTGGAATACAACTTTTTCCGGGCGCTCGAAGCCGGCCAGCCGCTGCCAACCAAGGTAATCGGCGCCGACCTCGACTCGCTCATTTGCGAGCAGATCGCGCAGGTAGAGAAGGTATTGCGCTGGGCGGCGCAACACCGGGCGGCGCACCCCGAGCTGCGCGCCCTGCTGCAACCGCTGGCCCAGGCATGGGCGCGGGAAGTTGAAAGCTGCAAATGAACAGGCTCGAACGCGACAGGAAGGCAGCGCTGGCAGCGAGTGAGGCGGCACAGCGCAAGCAAAAGCAGATCAATCAGGAGATCACCCATGAACACGACACGCCTGCGCCAAGTGCGCCGAGCCTTTCCACACCAGCCGAACGTGCCGGCAAGCACCGTGCGCCACAACCGCCGCGCCTGGGTAAGAGCAGTGCGCGGCCTGGGCGATAAGTGGCTGCTGGCCGAGCCCGTAGCGAAACGGGAGGCCGCATGAAGCGGTACTTCGTCGCCTACGGGTGGGTGCTGGTGCTGGCCGCTGCATTTGTCTTTTCATTCTTGCTGACCGGCTGCGCAGACGAAGCGCAGACCTGGGCGGCAGATCAAGCCAGTTTGGCCGATGCAATTGCGCAGGCCAGCAAGGAGGCGGGGCGATGACGGACCGCGAACTGTTGGAGCTTGCCGCGAAGGCGGCCAACATCGAACACGGCGAAGACCGTCTCGACTGCGGCCTGTCGATCACACTGCCGAGCGGTCGTCACCACTCGCTGCCGCGATGGAACCCGCTCACCGATGACGGCGATGCGTTACGGCTGGCGGTGAAGCTGCATCTCTGGTTTCGCCCGATGGCCTTTCTCCACGCGCCGGCACACGAGGTCGATGTCTACCTGGGTGGCGATGGCAAGCTGGCAACCGAGCGCGCCAATGGCGACCCCTACGCCGCCACCCGCCGCGCCATCGTCCGCGCAGCCGCAGCCATCGGTGAGGCCATGCCATGAGCAAGGCCGCTGATTTTCTCGCCATGTACCGCCTGTACCGCCGCTGGAACCCGCGCCGCGTGGCGTTTAAGGCTGCGTGGCTGCATGTCACAAGGAGATAGATATGAACGCAACCACCAAAGCCGAGGCCGATGTAATGGACCTCGAACCCATCGCCCGCCCAGCCCAACAGGTCGCCGTCCAACAGGGCGGCGCGCTCGCTGCCAATTCCCCCATGGGAATGATGATGGCCGCGATGAACCAAGGCGCCAGCCTGGAGCAGGTCGAAAAGATGATGGACCTGCAAGACCGCTGGGAACGAAAGGAGGCAGAGAAGGCCTACAACGCAGCCTTTGCCGCATTCAAGGCCGAAGCCGTGCGGATCATCAAGGGCCGCAAGGTGACAGACGGCCCATTGCGCGGCAAGGAATACGCAGAGTTGCACGATGTGGTGGATGCCGTCACCCCTGCCCTGTCTCGTCACGGCCTCAGCACCGCATGGAAGCTCACAAAGGACGAACCGCAGTGGCTGGAAGTGACCTGCACGCTCAAGCACACCAGCGGTCATTCGGAGTCCGTCAGCATGGGCGGGCCACCCGATGCCGGGGGCGCCAAGAACGCCTTGCAGGAGCGGGCCAGCACCAAAAGTTATTTGGAACGCTACACCCTGAAAGCCATCTGCGGCGGGGCCGAAGGCGGCGACGACAGCGACGGCAACCCACCGCCCGCCGCCGTGCCATTGGAACTGCTGACCGCCGCGCGCGAAGCCGCCATGGGCGGATGGGCCGCACTGAGCAAGCACATCAAGAGCCTGTCCCCAGCGGACCGCGCCGCGCTGGAGCCCGAAAGCTACGCACTCAAAAAGGCCGCGAAGGCCGCAGATGAGAAAGGAGCCGCCGCATGAAGATGCTCACCAGCTTTGAACAGGGCTCGCCCGAGTGGAAGCAGGCACGCGCCGGGAAGGTGACAGCCAGCCGCGCCAAGGATGCACGCGACAAGCTGAAATCGGGCGCTGCCAGCGGCAAGCAAATCGCCTACGCCTGCCAGGTCGCCCTGGAGCGCGTCAGCCACCAGCCAGCCGACGCCACATTCGAGAACTGGCAGATGCGCGAAGGCCACATACAGGAGCCCATCGCCCGAGCCGCTTATGAGCGCCACACCGGCAATCTGGTGGACGAGGTCGGAGCCTTCGCCACCGACGACGACCTATTTCTCTACTCCCCGGATGGCCTCATTGACGACGAGTCAGATTTTGAAGACCAGTGCATGTTCGGGCTCTGGATCACCGGGCGGCAGTGGATTGATCTGGTCGTGTGGGTGCCGTCGCTGGAACACATGGTCATCAAGCGCATCACCCGCGACGAAGACGCCATCGAGGCTCTGGAGTCGGACTTGATGGCCTTCTCTCGCCTCGTAAAGCAGTACGAAACCACCCTGCGCGATGCCATCGCAGCGAACAACGATCAGGCTCTGCAGGCCGCTTAAGGAAACACATGCCAAAGATGATCGGAATGATGCGGCTTGGCCGCGATGCAGAGTTGCGCTACACGCAGAACAATGAACCCGTCGCCAGCCTGTCGCTAGCTTATGCCCACGGCAAGGCCGGGCAGGACGGCAAGCGCCCCACCCAGTGGATAGACGCCACGCTTTGGGGTAAGCGGGCTGAAGCCTTGACCCAGTACCTGACCAAAGGCGGCCTGCACTGCTTCACGCTGGACGAACTGCATATTCAGACGTTTCAAAAGCAGGATGGAAGCACAGGGACAAAGCTGGCGGCGCGGGTTTTGGATGTTGAGCTAGGGTCTCGCCAAGATGCGGCGCCGGCCCCTGCTCAGCGTCCTGCGCCACCGCCACCTCGCCAGGCGCCGGCAGCCCCACGCGCAGCAGCCGGGCCTGGCTTCGACGACATGGACGACATACCTTTCCGCGACCCCATGAGCTATCGCGGCGCGCACCTGGTGCTTTAACCCCATCGCCACCCCACAACCCAGCCCGCAATAGCGGGCTTTTTTACGCCTACCAATGAGCATCAAAACATCCTCTACCAACGCGCATTTACAGCGTGCCACACCCACGCCCTTGCGCAAGGCCGGCCTGCACAGCATCGAAACATCGGCCCCGATTTACGGCGCATTCGAGGCGATTGATCTTGCGCGGCCGGCTGCAACGCCGATTCGCAACAGCACCATGCGCGGCGCCTACACCTGCCCCGAGCTTGGCCCAAGTGGCCGGCCTGGGGCGATGGATGCCTACCGCTTGCCCAGCGGCGGATACGAAGAGCAGGCGGCGCGGGCGCGGGTGGATGCCAGGCGGTCAGCAAGAGCGCCTGCGGGGCAAATGATTCCGCTGCGGAGGGTGGCGTGACCCACGGCCGCACCCCCCGCCGCCCGCGCCCAGTCAACGCCAACCCGTTCGGAGCCGCCCTGCGCAAAGCCGCGCGGCTGACCGCATCGGAAATCGCCGATACGATGGCGCCGTTTCGGCTGTGCGAGAAGCGCCTGCGCGAAGGCGCGGCCAGCGAGGACCAACACGCAGTTCTGCACACCGCCGTGCAGATCGGCCTGGGCATCGAGCAAACCGGCATCGTGCGCGGCCTGCGCGAGGTCTTCGAGGACGCCGAGCGCGCCCTGGCCGGCATCCGCGCGCGGGCCACCCAGGGCGGCGCCTGGCGGGCGACCGCGCTGCACCACCACGAGCTGAAAGCCGTGCGCCAGGCATTGGACTGCCACGAATTCCAGCTTGCCCATGTGAGCGCCGGCGAGCTGCATGCCGTGGCTCGCAAGCTGATCGCGCGCACGCAAAGCAGCGGCGGGAATTTCACCAGGCGCACGTTGGAAGAAATAACTTTATAGCTACCAGCGCTTGCCAGATAAGCGCTAGGGGCGAATTTAAGGATGAATATGAGCGACACCGACACCGACGAAGAAAAATACACCATCACGCCCTATGGCCTGCTGGGGCAAGTGATTGCCGACGCCGATGCCAATGCGGTGATTGATGCACTCACCCTCTACATGCTGCGGCATGCAAAACCGGGGCATGTGATGGGCATCGTTGCGGATGGTGGGCATCTGGCTTTTGTGCAAGTTTGCAAGGGGGAAGAATGAGCACGACACAACCGGAAGCGCTGCGGGAAAACTACACCGCCGCCGACATGGCGACAGCAGAAGCGCGGGGGTTCAGGGATGGGGTGGCATCCGTCGCAGCAAATGCGGGGAGTGAGCCAGTGGCGTGGCGCATCGACTGGCCAGACGAACCGGAGCTAGGTCACTACTTCTCGGAGGCCCCAACGGACTCTGGTCGATGCCAGCCCCTCTACACCCACCCCTCTCCCCCAGAGGGAGCAGGGTGGCGGCAGGGTGTTGAAGCTGCTGCGGCGATGCTGTCGAAAAAGGCCGACGACTTTGCGCGCGAACACGGCTACGCCGACATGGGCAGTCTGTCATTCGGATGTGGGTCAAACGCAGACGCGAAGCTCGACCACCACAGCTTGCTTTGCGAGCTGGCCGAAGAAGTGCGCGGGTTGATCCCTCCCACATCAGCCGAGGGGGTGGAGCATGCCGATTAAGCCCGAGAACAAGGCCCGCTATCCAAAAGAGAGGAAGGCCATCCGCGCCCGCATCTTGAAACGTGCGGGCGACTGCCGC